CTAATTGTTATTTCTGCTGAGGCCGCTGGAGCCGTTGCAAAAGTTAATGTTGTTCCCGAAACTGTATAGTCATCTGTCGGAGTTAAACAAATACCATTTACAAAAACTAATATGTCGTCAACCGTTCTACCACTTGTAATAGTAAAAGCAGTTGTTGAGGCGTCACCAGTTGCTGTCGCCTTTGAATGATTTAAAGGCACCGTGCCAGCAGGTAATGTAACCGTTTTGCCTGTCAAGTCAAAAGTTGTATGAATATGTGAACCTTGTACACTTGTTGGTGGAATAAAATGATGACCTTGTGCTTTACCTTGATAAACGCAATACATATCATCTCCTGTTGTAGGAGCTTCTGACATGGTCAAAGTTGTTCCAGCAGCTGTGTAAGCTTTACCTGTTCCAGGTTCTTGCCTAACATTATTAATAAACAATTCAATTTCGTTCTCATTTGATACGGAATGATTTAATGTAAATGCCGTAGTAGAACTATCAGGCGTAAACGATTGTTTAGCCGTGCTATGAAAAGTATCCGCTGGTTTATTTCCTATGTATGCCATTTAATCTTTTAATTCCTATTATGTTGATATTGCGTCAACAGCGCTCACCCAAACATCTGCTGAACTAGCTGTATCTGATTTTACTTTTAATGCGTCACCGTTTTGTACGACAAATCTTGAACCACCGTCAATTATTTGTAACATACCACCTTGTACGATTGGCGCACCTTTAATTAAGTAAATATCATTAGAGCCGTCATTAATATAAACATCAACATTTATTGTTGAAGCTGCTATATTTGCAACTGAAATTCCTACGATTGTATCGTAAGAGTCAGCAGTAAATACTGTAGCGGCTGATGTGCCTATATCATTTGAGGTGTATCTTCTAAAGTTTTGTGCCATTTTTATTTCCTCTTATTATTTATTACAAAGCTACAGCCATTGCTATACTGAAACCAGTTGACGGCAATGAACCTGCGTTAAATCTTCCTTGTGCTGAACTCCAAATTAATCCATTACCATCAGCAACACCTGATATATTCACATTTGATAATGAACCAACACTATCATTTTCTGTAATTAATTTTACCCAACCTGCATTGTCGGCCACATAAGCTGCATTACCTGTTGAGTCCCAAGCAAACATACCTTCGTAAGTTGCATTATTTGGTAAAGCACCTGTACCTGCGTATGATGACCTAATTCTGTTATCTGTACTTGTTAAGTTAATGGTACCTGTTGCACCATTTATAGCTGCATTTGTTATAGTTTTATTTGTTAGTGTGTCTGTACTATCTTGTAAAACTACCGTACCTGATTCGTTAGGTAAATTTACCGTTCTATCTGCTGTCGGGTCTATAACACTTAAAGTTGTTTCAAAGTTATCTGAAGTTGTTCCTTCAAATGTAAATGAATTTGTAATTTCAATAGTAGATGAGTTTACGGTTGTTGTAGTACCATTTACGGTTAAGTTACCTGTAATTACAACATTGTCAGGCATACCAATTGTAACGGTGCCTGCGTTTTCTACAACATTGACCTCGTTAGCTGTGCCTGCAAAAGTTAAAGTGCCGCCTAAATTTACGGGTGATGTATTACTTCCGTCTGAAACTGTTATTGAACTATTTGTTAACGAACCATTTGCAATATTAGTTATTGTGTTATCAGGACCGTTTATAGTTTTATTTGTTAAAGTAGTTGTTGATGAACCTGTAATAATTGTTCCGTCAACTGCTAAAGTTAGGTCATTACCAGAAATTGTAGAGGTAATACCTGTACCACCTAAAAGTCTTAATGTTTCGCCATTAGCAGAAAGTGTAACTACCGTTGAACTATCGTCTGCGATTTTGATAGTACCGTTTATATTAGTACCGTCACCTATCGCTGTATAGATTTCGTCAAAGTTTAGATTAATTTTATTAGCACCGGCACGGAGATTATCACCTGTTCCGTCATTTGCCGTAGAGCCTCTATTAATTACATTTTTTGCCATGATTCCTATTCCTTATGACTATTTATAAACTTTATTATGGTGTGCTATCATCAAAAGTCAGATTTGTAGTATCAAATTTAGTCAATGTATTACTAAACAAATCAGCACTTACAGCAAATTGAGTTGGAAATGCATAATTTGTTTTAAGCGAACCATCTATCACATTAGCAAATGCTGATAATGGTACTTCTTGACCGTCAAATGCTGTTTTAGTACCTGTAATTCTTAATGCGTTTAAATTTTGAAAGGTAGTAGCAAAAGAGTTAGAAGCTGATGTTCCGTATATTGTATTACCAAATTTATTAATTGAACTAAATCTTGGTCCAGCGTATGCATAACCAGACCTAACATCATGTAAACCACCAGATTTATCTGTTAATTTGTTTCTTCTTCTACTTAAATAATCTATTTCTAAATCTTCTCTTGTTAGTGTAACATCTCTAGTATTTGCTGAGAATGGGTCTTGATATGCATTACTGACATCAACCGTACCTTTTTCTTTTGCATTTGCTCTTAAAGAAGTACCGTCAGTTTTTGTTCCTAATCTTCTACCAAATACAGATAAGAATAAAGTATTTGCAATTTGTAAGAATGGTACCTCTTCAGCACCTGAAGTTACACCTCTTACAGGACCGTTAGCAGTTACCGTAATTTTTGATTCAATATCTACTTGACCTGTAAAATAAAAACCAGCAGTATGCATTGTTTTTTTAAATGCGTCCCGCCATCTTGCGATTGATTGACCTACTTTAATTACATAAGAATAATCTTGATAGTATAAACTATCTTGTATTCTCATTGTTGTTTCAGATAACTTACCTTTTTCATTAATAAATTCACCATCTGTATCTGCAATAGAAACTACATCTACTGAAGCAGTTGCTACATCTGATTTTTTAAGAGTACATGTTCCCGAAGTAGCTGATGTTAATGTATCGTTCAAATTAAAAGAACCTGATACATCTTTTATTTTTAATAAACCTCTATTAGTATCAAGACTAACAATTGTTCCTGAACCACCAGATGAACTTGTTACTGATTGACCAGAAATAAAAGTGCCTGATACATTTGTAACAATAACATTATTAAAAAAAGTTAAAGTTGGTGGTGTAGGTGAATTTTCATAACCTCTACCTAATTCTACCGTTTTTACTTTTACAATTTTACCAACTTCATCACCATATGCTTTTATATTTGCATTTGTTCCTGTTGATGATGTTATTGAAACGGTAGGCAATGTTGTATAACCACCACCTTTGTTTGATATAAAGAAATCTGTTATTTGTTGTAAGTCTGTAAACTTCTCTTGAACTACAACATTACCTGAATATGAATCACCTCTAGTTGTTTCGTTTTCTAAAACTATTCTGTCACCTGTTGACATGCCAGTTGTATTACTTTCTCCAGAAAATCCACCATTTACTATTGATACAAAACCGGCTGCATTATTACCATTTGTACCTGTATTTGTAAATGATAAACTATCGCCAATATTATAACCTGTACCAGCATTATCAATTATCATTTCTGTGATTAGACCTGGTCCTATTTCTTTTACTTGAAATAAAGCACCAACACCACCAGCAGTTAATTTAATTGTGTCATCTGTTGAGTTTAAAGAACCGTCATTTGTAATATTTTTATTTCCAGGAATACCAGTTACATTTGCTTTAATAAAATAGTTATCTGTATCTGTTGTTGTACCTTGTATTTCTTCACTAACGGTAAATGTTCCTTGAATACTATCATCATTTAAAATTAATTGAGTTACAGTTTGGTCACCTATTTGAAATTGTGTTGTGTTTTCTACAATAGCAGTTGCATTAGAAGATTGACCTGTAATTTTTCTACCTGTTAATTGTGTTGCGTCACCGATAGTTGCAATAACTCTCAATACTTTTAAAGAGTCAAATGCACCATCAGAGGCCTTAAGCATTTGTTCTCTAGGATAAATTGTTTCTGAATTTTCACCAAACAATATTCTAAAAAATATTTCGTGACCTCGTACAGAACCTTTTGACCTGTACATTGATTTAATATTTTTAATTAATTTTCTTTTATCTACACTTGAAGATAAACTTTCTGGTAGTGTTGTTAAAAATTCATCTCTCATATTAGATAAGAAATGACTTATAACATTATCGGGGTCCCTAAAATTTACCAAGTCAACAATGTTATTAACTGGATTAGGTTTATAATTTGTTACATTTGCTTGAGCACCTGAACTAGAACCTACTATAATTTCATTATCAATAAATTTATCTTGTGATGTTATAATTAATCTATTGTTATTAATATCTTCTACTAAAACAACAGCAGTTGCTTTTGAAGTTTGACCTGTTACCGTTTCGCCTCTTGTAAATTTACCATAAGTAGATTCTTCTAAAAGAATTTTATCTCCAGCGTCTAGTAATGTTCTAGCAGTATCTTTACGACTAGAGTTTAAAACTAAATTAGCAGTTTGACCTGTTTCTGATTGAAGTAAAATACCATCTGTGCCCTCAATGGTATTAATTGATAATTCTGCTGATTCTAATAATTGATAATATACTTTTAGAAATTCGGCAAATTTAGGGTGGTCAGCAACAACAAATTCTGGTAGTTGGCTGTTAAGTATCGTTGAAATTTTATCATTAAACTTTGCCATTGTTCATTAATAACTTGATGTTGTTGTATAACCTACACCAGCGTCAGCGGAACCTCCCACAAATGAATCTGCTGTAACATTAATAGTTGAGTTTGCAATATCTAATTCTACAATTTGGTCTCTAACAGGAACAACATCATTAGAGTTTGGTGTTACCGTTAATTCAATTACGGTAGAAGTTGTACCTCTAATATTTGAAATAGAAGCAATATTTAAAGAGTTAAGTGTGATTTGTCCTGAATTATAATTTATTGTACCTTGTGTTTCATTTGAGTATGTTCTAATACCTGAAGATAGATAATATCTTCTAACATTACCATTACCATCATCATCTAAAAATTGTTCTAAATCATTATCTGTTATTTTGAAACCTGTTGAACTTAAAATACCACCTGCTGTTTTGTTATGGCCAGAATGAGGATTAAATAATGAGTTTCTAAAATATATATCGTATTTTGTAGAAGACGCTAAAGTTGGTGTAAAGTTTTTTCTAATTTTAATAGTTGTAATATTCGATAATATACTTGTATCAACATCATCTATTAAACCTGTTAATTTTGAATGACGATATACTGCGTCAAACTTTTGTAATGTATTTGTATTATAATTTGTTATAGCAGTTGTAATTTCAGATTTTAAAGTATCACTTGATTTAGTTGTTGATTTAGAATCATATTTTACCGTAGATGTTAATAAAACTGAAGTTGTTTCCGGGTCAACAATCTCTGGTTTAACAGAGGCAACATTATAAGGTTTTAATTTACTTACTATATCAGTTTTTGTTGTTTCTGTTAATGTAGAACCTGAAGCTGCTTTAACTCCTATTTTAACAACACCGTATCTTGGCGTTTCATCATCTTCACCACCCCATGCACTTACTGATAATGCATTAGGATAAATTGATTGTACTAAAGTTTCATAGTCAGTTGTTGTAACTGCTCTGTCTTGAGCTGCATATTGTAATGGTGCATTATGTTTAATTGATTCACTTGATTCTGATTCAGAACCACCTTGTGAATTTGAAATTGTTACAATTGTAACATCTGAAAAACCACCTACATTACCTGATAATGTAAATGAACTTGCACTATTAGATACATCTTTGTTTGTTACAATATATTCTAATATAACAATGTTACCATCTGCAAGTGCTTTACCATTTACACCGTCACCAAAGTAAACTTCATATTTGCCGTCTTGGCCTTCTTGTATGAAATAAACTTTTGAATTAGCGTCAACACTATTATAACCACCTGCTAATGAATATGTATTTGTTGTTGTATCGCTAGAACTGTTTTGAATTTTTACTAATAAAGTTGAAGTATCTGCGTTTGCACTTGGTATTATAAATTTTTGGTCAACATCTGTACTATCAACTGTATATTTAAATGTTACTAAAGAGCCTTCATAAACTGGCACACTAGAAAATTTGTAAATACCACTTGAAGGTGAAATTGTTATATCTGAATTTGTAACATATTGATAAGATGTATTTTCAACCGTTGTTGTAAACACGGTACCTTTTGACATTGTAACACTTGTGCCTGTTGCATTGTTTA